ATCCTCGCAGAGCAAGTTTCTTGGCTCGCATGGGCAATATGGCTGGTGCGGAGTACAAGGATGGTGAACCAACTAGACTGCTTCTTTCGCTAAAGGCTTGGGGTGCTTCTTCCAAGGCTGATGCAAAGGCAAAAGCCAAGTCAATTTCCGCAAGGAATAAGGCAAAGGCAAGCAGATGACCTATCTAGAGTTAATTAACGATGTGTTGGTTCGATTACGGGAGACTACTGTCTCTACGAATAGCGAAACCTCATATTCCGCTTTAATCGGTAAGTTTGTCAATGATGCAAAGCGTCAAGTAGAAGATGCCTATGCTTGGAATGTCCTTGGCACGACAGTTACCCTATCTACCTCTTCTGGCACATATTCCTACGCATTAACTGGTGCTGGTCAGAAGTTCCAAGTTCAGGATGTGATAAATGTCACTGGCAATGTTGGTATGAAGAATATCGACTTTGCCACCATGAATCGTTATCAGAACTTCTCAACCCCTGTAAGCGGTATCCCTGCGTATTACGCCTTTGATGGGGTAGACAGTAGCAACGATACCAAAGTAACCCTCTATCCCCGTCCTGATGGCGTGTATAGCATCCCATTCTCTTTAACAGTTCCACAAGCCACTTTGTCTGCTGATGCGACTGTGGTTAAAGTCCCTGACACTTTGGTGGCTCAAAACGCCTATGCAAGGGCTTTGGTGGAGCGTGGTGAGGATGGTGGATTGACTTCCTCAGAGGCTTATGCGCTATACAAAACAATGCTGTCTGACTACATAGCATTGGAAGGTACTCGTTATCCTGAAAACCAAGGATTTGTAGCAACATGAGCCAAGCAATTGCAACATACAGCATAAGTGCTCCAGGCTTTTACGGGCTGAACACACAAGACTCGCCCCTCGATTTGGCGGCTGGATATGCTTTGGTTGCCACAAATTGCATCATTGACCAATATGGACGCATTGGCGCACGTAAGGGTTGGTCAAGGGTTAACTCCTCAAGTGGTAACTTAGGTGCAAATGATGTCAAGGTTATCCATGAGTTAGTTCAGGCTGATGGAACAGTAACTGTGCTATTTGCTGGTAACAACAAGTTATTCAAGTTGGATGGCTCAAATGCTGTTACAGAACTCACCTACGGGGGAGGGGGTACAGCCCCGACTATCACTGCAAGCAATTGGCAATGTGCTTCTTTAAACGGAATCACATACTTTTTTCAGTCTGGTTATAACCCGTTGATCTATGATCCTGCCGTAAGTACAACTACTTATAGGCGTGTGTCTGAGAAGACAGGTTATGCGGCTACTGTTCCTGATGCAAACATTTGTATATCAGCGTTTGGTCGCTTGTGGGCGGCTAACACTACCTCTAATAATGCTACTGTTTACTTTAGTGACTTGATTGCAGGTCATGTTTGGTCAACAGGAACATCTGGTTCTTTAAATGTCAACAATGTTTGGGTCAATGGTGCTGACCAGATTACTGGTTTGGCGGCTCATAACGGCTTCTTGTTCATCTTTGGTAAGCGTCAGATTCTTGTGTATTCAGGTGCTACTAGCCCGTCTAGCATGACCTTGAGCGACACAGTTGAAGGCATTGGTTGCATTGCTAGAGACAGTATTCAGACAACAAGCACAGATGTGTTGTTTCTGTCCAACTCTGGTGTTCGTTCATTGATGAGAACGATTCAAGAGAAGTCTGCCCCTGAAAGGGATTTGTCTAAAAACATTCGTAATGACTTAACTAGCGTGATTGCTGGTGAGACATTAGCCAACATCAAGTCTGTTTACTCTGAGCGTGAAGCGTTTTACTTGTTGACTACGCCTAGCATTGGTGCTGTGTATTGCTTTGATACCAAGGGCATATTGCCAAATGGCGCATCTAGAGTGACAACTTGGGACTCTATTCAGCCAACAGCGTTCTTGTCTCGCAGAGATGGAAGTCTCTACATTGGCAAGAATGGTTATATTGGCTTGTATAACACTTATCAGGATTACACATCTTCTTATCGGATGCTGTATTACACAAACCATGCTGACCTTGGCAATCAGAATCAGACATCTATTTTGAAGAAGTTGTCTATTGTGGTGATTGGTGGAACAAATCAAACTGTGACATTTAAGTGGGGCTTTGACTTTAAGACCAACTACTTGTCAGACAACGATACGATTCCTACTCAGGGCGAGTCCTATTATGGGATTGCTGAGTATGGTGCAAATGCGACAACTATTGCTGAATACAACGATGGTGTGGCTTTACAAACGCTTGTTGTATCTGCAACAGGTTCTGGAAAGATTGTCCAAACTGGTTATGAATCAGACATAAATGGAACACCATTGTCAATTCAAAAGATTGAGATACAGGCTAAACAAGGGAAAATATCATGAGTGATTACACCAAAAGCACGAACTTTGCTACCAAAGACAACCTATCTTCTGGCAATGCTTTAAAGATTGTTAAGGGTACTGAGATTGACACAGAGTTCAACAACATTGCTACGGCTGTTGCTACTAAGGCAGATTTAGCATCTCCTACCTTTACTGGTTCTCCTGCTTTGCCTACTGGTACAACTGCTGTTACTCAAAGTGCTGGAAATAACACTACTTTGTTGGCAACTACTGCGTTTGTTCAGGCGGCAATTGCTTTGCTTTATCCTGTTGGCTCGGTCTATACAAATGCAAGTGTCAGCACAAACCCAGGCACTCTTCTTGGCTTTGGTACTTGGACAGCATTTGGTGCAGGTCGTGTTCCTGTTGGCTTTGACTCTAGCAATGCTTTGTTTGACAGCGCAGAAGAAACTGGTGGTAGCGCAGATGCTATTACTGTAAGCCACACCCATACGGCTACAACTTCATCAACGGATTCAGGACATACTCACGCAATTTCTCCTGCCGCATGGACAACTGGTGGAGGAAAAGTAGAAGGAAATTCATTTAGTTTTGGTGGAACAGTAAGCGCAACGCAATCTAGTACAGCAAATATTACATCTACAACAACAGTTGCATCTGCTGGCTCTAGTGGCACAAATGCCAACTATCAGCCATACATAACTGTCTATATGTGGAAGCGGACAGCATGATTTCAGAAGAGGTTATACAAGTCATTGATGGAGCATTGGATGACATTGAGAACTTTGACGAGATTGCGTTGGAGCATTGGGAGTATTTCAAGAATAAAAAGCCAATGTTCAACAAAGAGTATCTTGGTAAGTTGCGTGTTGCAATAGCCAAGGATGAGGGAAAGACAATTGGGTATGCGTTCTATGGGTTCTTCAAAAGCCCTTATTACGATGAAACATGGTGTCAGATAGATATGTTCTTTTTGACTCCATCATGCAGAGGCAATGGAATAGGAAAACAAATGTTTGATCTTGTTGAAGAAACTGCAAAGAACAATGGTTGTAAAAGACTTATTACGAGTTATAACTTGAAAGAGTCTTTAGAAATGTTTTACGAGAAACTTGGTTTTAATGCTACTCATGTAGCGGTAGCAAAGGAGATTTGATATGCCATTCTCAGCGGCGTTAGTTTTAGGGGGTGCAAACATAGTTGGTGGCGTGATGGCGGGTAATTCCGCTCGTAGTGCGGCTAACACCTCTGCACAAGCACAATTAGAAGCGGCACGAATAGCGGCAGATGCGGCTAGATTCCGTCCTGTCGGTGTAACTACTCGTTATGGGTCAAGCAATTTCCAAACTGATGATCAAGGCAATGTTATTGGTGCTGGATATAACGTATCTCCAGAGTTACGAGCCTATCAAGACCAATTACAAGCGTTAACTGGACAGCAGTTACAACAAGGATTGATGTCTCAACAGCAATATGCGCCATTACAAGGTGCGGCTACTGGACTATTTAGCCTTGGTCAGCAGTATTTGGCTCAGTCTCCTCAAGAGGCGGCACAGAAATACATAGAACAACAGCAGAACTTGCTTGCTCCTAGCCGCGAAAGACAGTATGCACAGTTGCAGAATCAACTATTCCAAACAGGTCGTGGTGGCTTGTCAGTAGGAGGAACAGGATTGCGTCCAAGTGGCACACAAGGATTAGGCGCAAGTAATCCTGAGATGGAAGCCTACTACAACGCTTTGGCACAACAAGATGCGGCTTTAGCGGCTCAAGCACAACAGGCTGGTCAACAACAAACTGCTTTTGGTGCAGGATTGTTTGGCAGTGGATCGCAATTGCTTGGTCAATATCAGGCTGGTCAAGTTGGTGCATTGTCACCATTCCAAACCTCTCTTGGCTTGGGTGGAACTATTGAACAGATGGGTCAACAAGGTCTTGAGATCGGTAGTGCATTAGGTGGTAAATCTGCTACGGCAGGTGCTAATGTTGGACAAGCATTGCTGTCAGGTGGATTAAGTGCCGCTAAGACTGCACAAGCCGCCAACGCTTACAACCCATTGGCTAATGTTTTACAAGGCATTGGATCAAATCCATATCTTGCTCAAGGAGCGGGAAGAGGAATTTCTAGTTTTTACGATGGAATAGTAAATCCATATACAGTGGATACAAGTGGTGCTGGCATGGGAAGTTGGGGCACTGTAGATACTGGTTCATTAGCCCCAGGCAGTTTTAGATAAGGAGAAACCAAATGGCAACAGATATAGTAGGTGGTTTGTTTGGAATAACTCCTGAAGCATACCAAGCACAACAAAACCAACAGGCATTGGCACAATCAGCAGAATTGGCTCAACTCGATCCTTTTGCGTCTGCTCGTACTAGCCTTATATATGGTGGTAGACAGTTGGCTGGCGCATTGGGTGCTGAAGACCCACAGTTACGCATCATCAGCGCAAGAAATGCTGTTATGCAAGGACTTGATTTAAGTAATGCGGGTTCTTTGCAAAGTGCATCTCAAAAACTATCTCAAGCAGGAGATATTCAAGGTGCAATGGCTTTAAATCAACAAGCAGTTGCATTAGGCCAACAACAACTTGAGTCTAAATTAACGGGTGCTAAATACGAAAAAGAAGTATTTTCTGCACAACAAGAGGCTAAGTTGCGTGACGAGTTATCAAAACTTGGTGCTAATGCTACTCAAGAGCAAGTTCTTGGCGTTGTTACTAAGTATGGTAGTCCTGATCGAGTATTGGCGGCATTACAGGCATCATCTGATCGTGCGGCACAACGTGATAATGCTTTACAAATGGCAAGAGAACGTATTGACGCAAATATTCAAGCGGCTAAAGATCGTAATGCTACTGCTAAAGAAATTGCTCAAATGCAAGTTGAGGCAAGAAAAGAGTTATCTGCAATTACACAAGGCTTCCAACAACAGTCATTAGATATTCGCAGAGAAGCGGCTGATGAAAAGAAAAAAGCGGCTGAACTACAAAAACTTGGAGTTGTATCGTCATTTGATAGTGCTATTGACACTTTGGACACTATCTCTAAGCATCCTGGCAAGAAGGCGGCTGTTGGATTTGGTGGAGCACAACTTTCAATGATTCCAGGCACAGATGCGGCAGGCTTTGCGGCTCAATTGGAGACATTCAAGGCTCAAACATTCTTGCCACAAGTTCAGGCTCTTAAAGGTATGGGTGCTTTGTCTGATGCTGAAGGTAAGAAACTTACTGCGGCAGTTGGTGCTTTGTCTCAATCTATGAAGCAATCTGAGTTTGATGCACAAGTTGGAAAGATTAAGCGTGATTTAGAAGCGGCTCGTTCAAGAGTTGGTACATCTATGCAAAACGCTCCAAGTGCGCCAGCACCCACAGCACCAGTAGCAACAAAGCGTTGGAATCCACAGACAAATCAACTTGAGGAGATCAAATAATGCCACAGTACATCCAAGTTGGTAATGATGTAATTGAGTTTCCTGATGGAATGTCATCAGCACAGATTACTGCCGCATTGAGTGGTGGTAAACCTGCGACTCCTGCTGTTGCACCACCTTCAAGCGGTTTACTGATGGGCATAAAAGACCCAATTAGCGGTGGCGCACAACTATTGCCAAGAGGCCTTGAGTTTGTCACTTCTGCGGGTGGTTATGCTCCTAATCCTTTAAGTAGATTCTTTGGTTCTGAGGCTGAAAAAGTCAGTCAGATGGTTTCTGCTGAAGAGCAGGCTTACCAAAAGCAAAGGGCGGCTCAAGGTGATACAGGCATGGATATAGGCCGTATTGCAGGAAATATCGTTAGCCCTGCCAACATTGTTGGTGGAATACGTGCGGCACAAGGTGCTAGAGCATTAGGTGCTGGTGCAGGTATGCAAGCCGCCGCCGCTGGTGCAGTTCAAGGTGCAATGCAACCAGTTACAGAGCCAACAGGATTTGCTGAAGAAAAAGCCACTCAAGTTGGTTTAGGGGCAATTGGTGGCAAGGTTGGAGAAGCGGTTTCTGCTGGTTTGGGAAAAGTAATGAACCCATTGGCATCCAAAGCAGAGCAGACAATGCGTGATTTGGGTATAACGCCTACGCCTGGACAAACTCTTGGTGGTGCATTTAAGAAGGCAGAAGACTTTGCTCAGAACTTACCTTTGATTGGCGAGCAAATCCGCAGTGCCAGAGAAAAGGTTTTGTTTGACTTCAATAAGGGCGTAATCAATAAAGCACTTAGTAAAGTAGATGACAAGTTGCCAGAAAGCGTTATTGGTCGTGATGCTGTGCGTTATGCGGCAGATCAGGTTTCCAATAAGTATGACGAAGTTCTTGGAAAAATAAAGTTTGACTTAGATTTCAAAACTACAAGCGGTATTTTGGATGCCTTAAACAAGGCTAACTTACCTTCTGCTGTTCAGCGTGAGGAAGCAACCAATATCCTTAACTCTGTTGCTTTAAACAAGTTTGGTGGCAAAACATTAACTGGTGCTGAGTACAAGTCTATTGAGTCTGACTTGGCTAAAGAAGTTTCTAAGTACAAGAACAGCCAATCTGCGGCTGACAGAAATGTTGGTGAGGCATTGCAAGGCGTTTTAAATACCTTTAAGACTGAGTTATATCAACAAAATCAACGCTATACACCTCAATTGCGTAGGATTGATAGTGCTTATGGCGACTTGAAGTTGATGGAGAGAGCCGCCGCCAATACTGGTGCTGAAAATGGCGTGTTTACTCCAAAACAATACAGTCTTGCTGTTAAGCAGTCTGACTTAACCCGTCAGAAGTCTGCCTTTGCTAAAGGAACTGCCCGTGGACAAGAATTGTCTGAGGCGGCATTAAAAACCATTGGTGAAGATGCAAAGACAACCCTAGAAGGTCGTTTGGCAATTGGAACACTTGGTGGAATGGCTACATTCTCAAACCCTTATGTGGGCGTTCCATTGGCTGTTGGAGCAACTGGTTTGTATTCCCCTATGGGTATCAAGGCGGCAGATGCTTTATTGCGTCAAAGACCTGAGTTAGTTCGTCAAATGGGACAGCCACTGACAGATTATTCTGGCGTTATTGGTGGTCAATTAGCCCCACAAGGATTATTTGGCGTAAGACGAGACTAGGAGTTACCCATTGATCCTTTTTCTCTCCTCATGTTGGCGCAAGGTGCAGTTGGCTTTATTAAGCAAGGCTGTGCAATGCTCCATGAGGGGCGCATGGAACTTGAAGGTGCTAAGAAGACAGTTGAAGGCGTACTTGCAGATGTCAAAGCAATCAAGGGCATTTGGCAGTGGCTCATTAGCCTACTTAGCGGAAAGCCCAAGTCCAAGCCAACAGAAGAAGCCCCCAAGCCTCTGGCGAAAGCGAAAACCGCTTCCAAGAAGCAACAGTCTTATGAGGAGATGGAACTCTTACT